CTTCGTGATTAAGGACTGGTGCCCATTTTTCCATTAATTGTTGACGAGTTGTCATTTCTATTTTCCTTTAGATAAAAAGATTATTTAGTTAGAGCAGAAAGGTAGCGAGCCATTTGTGGATCGATTTTCTTCTCTTCAGTTAATTGCTCAACTGGAGTATCAGTTACAACTGATTTAACTTCAGTAGCTTGTTTAGTGAAATAGCTTTCGCGGATAGTCTTTACTTTCGCTTGGAATGCTTCAGCTGATTCGTAAGTTAGTTCTTCAACTAAACCTTGGAATTTCTCAGCTTCAACATCTGAAAGACCTTCAGCAGCTTCAGAAACGATTTGTGCTTTAGTAGATTCAGCAATTGTCTTGCTTAGTTCTACGTTAGCAGCTAATTGTTCATCTAGCTTGCCTTCTAGAGCAGCGATAGTCTGTTCCATTTCGCCAAGTACATCATACTTCTCAGCTGGAACGTCAATATAATGCTCTTCGAAAAGACCCTTCATACCAGTGATGAAGCTCTCAACGATTTCGGACTTAATGCCATTTTCAAGGGCTAATTCATTCTGTGCAATCCACTGCTCGGCAATATAGCCAAGGTATCCATCAACTTGTTCAACAAGACCCTCAATTTGTTGTGCAGTAGCTTCTTCTAGCTTTGCTGCAAATTCTTCTTCAAGACGTGCAACTTCTTCGTTAACGCGAACCATTACAGCTGCTTCGAAAATAGTAGTTGCTTTCTCTTTGAACTCTTCAGTAAGTTCTTCGCCAGTGAATAATGCGTCCATATCTTCTTTAACGCCAGCTTTAACTGCGTCACCCTTGCGGATAGAAGTCTGGTCACCGTTATGAGGGTTCATTGAACCACCCTTAACTTCTTCAGCTTGCTTTTCATCTTGTACGTTGTTGCGTGCATTGTCTGGGTTTTCGCCAGAGTGAGCAGGCTTAACAGCGTCACCTTTAGATGGGTTAGTCTGATCACCAGCAGCAGCGTTGGCGGTTGCCTTGTCGCTCTTGCCAGATTCAGCACCATCGGGTTTAACTTTTTCTTCTTGGATTTCCTGAGACTTACGTGACTCAGCAAGAAGTTCAGCGATTTTTTGTTCGATTGACATCGTTAATCTCCTAACTTGGATAGTTCTATTAGATTATTTATAAATTATTTAATTTTACTCAGGAAATGTTGGAAGGCTATCATCTTAGCTTCTTGCAATTGCTTAGAAGATGCTTTTCTAATAAACTTCTGTGTTTCCTCAATATTCTTTTCCACGAATTTTCCATCCACAAATACCCACTCCTTACTTTCCATGATACCACGGACATAAGCATCAGGAGCAGATGGATCAGCAACGATGTCAGCTGCGGTTGACAGCATAAAGTCGTCCTGAACGATTTGTACACCTTCGTTGTTCATCTTTAATGAACCAAGTGCTCGACTTGAAACGCCAAGGTTTGCGCCACCATCTAGAAGACCTCTAGCGATATTGCCCATTGGAGTTTCCATGATTTTTGCTCGACCAATATAATTAGTACCTTCTTTACGAAGATTAACAATCATATGTGACACACGGTCAAGGTTGATGCTTGGAGTATCTGGGTGACCTAGTTCACCGTAAGCACGATTCTTCTCAACTGATTCAGCGATATAACGGGCAACTTCTTTGTCCATTACTTCTTCAGTGTACATGCGTTTATTACGATTAACAAGGTTTGATTGAAGGAAAATGCCTTCAATAAAATAATCTTTTTTACCTTTACGTTCTTCGACGATAATATTAGTAGTGTCGAAAACTTCTCTAATTAGTTTCATTTGTTATTCTCCAACAGCGTTAACATTATCGTAAACAGAGTAAGTAGCAGTTTCAACTTTAGTATCCCAACCTGCAGTTTTACGCAGAACTAGAAAACCTGAAACATCTTTTGCTGCACCGTTAGTAACAACGATATCAAAAGTGTTATCATTGTTAATAGGGATACCCCATGAATTAGCTTCCATATATGGTGCGTTTTCTGGTGCGCAAGCAATAACGATTTTGCTATTACGATTAATTGTAATCTTTGAACCAAGTTCACCACTCACACTCCACTTAACGATATTAACTACTGGATCATCAGAGTTACGTGCTTGAGTGGCAGCTGTTAAATCAGCGATAGTAATCGTACCTGATTCTGCAGCTGAAGAAGTGAAATGAATCACTGTTTCTTGGTTAGTATTTTTAACAGTAGTAAACTGCATTTTTATTCCCCGATTCTTCCAAGTACATATAAAAAGTTCTCTTTAGACTCTTTCATATACTCGATTATTTCGTTTTGGTTTTGTAATAATTTATTTAGGTAATCTTGTGTTGACTCATTTATTGCAATAACGCTACCGTCATTTAATGTATAGTTCAACTTACCTTCAACCAAAGTATCTAACTTATTATATTTGCGCAACTCGCAGATAACTGGATCAACAGAAAAAATATTAGAGGAAGCCAATTCAACGTATGTTTCTATTAGCGTATCAGTAACTTTAACATCGTGATATTCTTTAATAATTTCTGCCACTTTAGTATTTGGAATTTCTTCGTAAATTTCTTTTGTGACTTCCTCTACAAGAGAATTAGTTTTTTCCTCTTGTTCTTTGATTTTTAAATTATTTAAGAATTGCTTAAAGTGCATTTTATTCTTGTTCTTCTGTTCCGTCTTGATCAACCTGCGGTTGTTCTTCTTGAGGGTTGAACATAGCTTTAGCGACGTTAATTCTCATATCATCTAATCTTGCTGAAATCTTCTCAGCCATTGCTGCATTAAATGCATCTTCAGTGGCTGTAGCATCTCCAGTAGAAATAGCGTTAATTAATTCTAATGTTGTAGACATAATATCTCCTTAGTTATTCCAATCAAATGAATCTTTTTGTTCACCAGTTGTTTTCTTTTTACCAACTCTTTCTTTCTTATCAGCTTGTTGTTCAGAAGAAGCCTCTTGTTCAACTGCTTGCTGAGGTGATTGAGATTGTTGTGGTTGTCCAGCCTGCATAGCTTGTTGCTGTTGAGCTTGGAATTCCATAGTTGGTTGTTGTTGAGCCAACTGCTGCTCGCCTTTATTTTGAGCGAATGAAACGTTATTCTGTAAACTGTCTTTAATCTGTTTATCCATTTGATCAATTTGATCATCTGTCATACGCAACAAGTTACGTTTAATCCACTCGTCAGAAAAGAAACGACCGATATATGGATCAATTTGTTGCAACAGAGTAACACGTTGTGTTAATAATTCAGCGTCTTTTAGTTCAGCGTAGTGGTTATCTTCTAGATAATCAAAACGGATACCTTGACGAATATCGTCCCAATCTTTGATATTGACAATATTCTTTGAGACTAGTTGAACTTTAAGAGCTTCTAAAAATAACACTGCAAACTTCTTACGAAGTCTAACGATAAATTTATTGAACTTAACTTCGTCACGAGTAATCTCGTTTGAACGACCAATACTGAAACCTTCAGATTGCTGCATACGTGATACAGGAACGTTCAATGAGTGATAAAGTTTATTTTGGAAGTATTCGATATCTTCGATCGCACCTAAGTTTTGACCACCTGGTAGAGTAGAAATTTCAGTACCCTTACCACCTTCACGACGTGGCATCCAGAAGTCTTCCATCATTGATAGATGGCGACGATCGTCACGAGTCTCACCAGTAGTTGCATCGTAAACAATCTTGTTACGGAACTTGTTCATGATGTCGTTAACATACTGTTCAGCTTTTAGCTTCGGTAAGTTACCAACGTCAACGTAGAAAATTCTACGTTCTGGGGCACGTGAAATACGATAGATGACTAAAGAGTCTTCAATCATCTTTAATTGATTAACTGGTTTAATCGCTTTATGTAAATGAGAAAGCGTCATACCAGAGTTCATATCCATAACACCTGATGGACAATGAACAACAGAATCTAATGGGAGTTTAACACCTTGGGTTGACTGTTCAGACATACCCTTATCGTTGTAAAGATAAAACTCATCAACAGTTTTAATAATCTCTACACCTTCTGGCGTTTTTTCTTTTTTAACGTTTTTGATTTTACGGATCTTACGTGGATCAATAAAACGTAATTCTGCAATACCAGACTTGACATTATTTGGGTCAAGCAATACTTGGTAATACAAACGACCATCAATATACCATTGACGGAAAATCTCATGACCTCTATCGTTAAACTTTAATAGTCTAAGGACTTGAACGAACTCATCAGAAATTTTATCTTTGATACCCTGTGAAACTTTTAATTCGTCTAGGATAATTTCAACTGGACGTTTAGATTCATCAGAGATTAAGGATTCATTAACAATATCTTCAATAGCTGCATCACAATCACAATACTGTGAAATTTCACGATAACGACGAATAAGGTCGTTTTCGTTTTTTAAAGATGCGTCTAAGTCGACGACCATACCATAGTAACCCCCAGCATTAACACCAGAGTTTACTACAGTACTGCCATCTTGGTTTGATGGTGGTACCACCGATGGAATCGGTAGTACCTGCTCATCTTTAGAACGTTTGATTTCAAAGCCGAAAAGCTGCATTATAAAATATCCTTCTAATTAAAATTAAACTGGGAAGCTACCAATTGGAGTATTGATAGTTGTACTAATACCGAAGTTAGCACCAGCACCTTCATTAGAAGTGAAGAAGTTGTAAACGAATTCAACGTCAAACTGTTCAATAGCGTTTTGTTGTTCGTAGTCTAGAGTGATCGCACCAATGTTAGTTGGGAACGCATCAGTAAACTTGTAGGACTTAATAGTCGCACCGTTACGGTCTAGCTGGTGAACAGACAAGTCAACTTGGTAGTCAGTTGGGTTAGTACGACCATTAGTAGTGTTGTACTGTTGAATACCAGATTGCCATTGTTCTAGTGCATTACGAATGTTGAAAGTCGTATCATTGTAAATCGAAACTGTCCAAGGCTGGAATGAACGCTCACCAGCAAAGTTAACAGGACGACCACGATACGGGATAGAAATTGTTTCAATAGTTGATGCAGGTAAAGAAGCAGCACGGCATAGGAACTGCGCTCTTTGACCAGCAATAACACCTAGAGTTACGAATGATGGGAAAGTCAACTCAACACGGAATTGATTAGGACGTGCACCACCACCGATCATCTGGGCTTTAAAGTCAGCAATATTTGCCATTTTAAAATCTCCTTATTATTACCTTATTTATTCGTTATAAACGAGGGGAATTTCTTCCCCTCATCTAATATTAGCCACCGATCTCGCTAAAGGCAATGCTAGAACGAGCAGCAACGAAGTTAAGAGTAATAAAGTTGATAGAACGAGTTGGTTTAACGAAGATATCGGCAACGAATTCGTTACGATCGATAACTTCACCAGTGTTGTTAGACTCATCACACTTAACTAGGAAGTCTGTAATACCACGACGACCCTGAACGTCACGTAGGAACGGTTCAATTAAGTTCTTGAACTGACCACGAGTGAACGCATCGTTAAACTCGAACAACTGATACTTAGCAGCAGTTGCGATAGATTTTTCAAGAACGATAAACAAGCGACGAACGTTGATACGGTCAAACGCAGATGGCTTGCTTAACAATGTCTTATCACCGAACAGAACAGTACCTTGACCTGGGAAAGTAACAACTGGGTTTACAGCGTTACGATACAGAGTATCACGCATTGTCTGATTTGGGTTAGTAGATAAACGAACAACGTTCTTAATCTGTCCACGGTTTAGACCACCTGGAGACCACCATGGGTCGTTAGTGTAGTCAGTACGAGCACATAGACCAGCTACGTCACCGTTTAATGGAACCCAACGATACACGTCATTGTAACGGTCATATTGATATTTGAAGCCAGAATCTAGAACTGTATAAGAGTTAGAACCTAGTTCATTACGGAAATCAATAATAGCGTTAATTGAGTCAGAACCGTCGCCGATAATAACTTCATCAGTTTCAATATTTTGTGGAGAAACAAATACAACGCAATCTAGACGCTCTAATGCAACGTTATCAATAACGTGATTAACAACAGTTGGATTAGCTTTACCAGTCATGATTAGACTTACGTCATATAGAGTTGCGTTAGAGAACAAGCTATATGCTTCCATAGTTTGACCGTCAGTACCAGAAGCGTCATCGAAGCCACCTGATAATGATTGTGTCAACGGAGCAGTCATTGAGTGGAATGTAGTACCAGCCATTACTTGACCCCAGTTAGATTCATCTACTGGAACTTCGATTTGGTCAGTGTGATCCATCCACCACAACCACTCAGAACGACCGTTAATAACGTCTTTGTAGTAGTTATTAGCACCGTCTGGTTTCTTGTTATCAGAAGCCTTAGAAACGAAAGCATACTTTTCTAGAACTGAGTTTTCAACTCCAGAGATAAATCCTTTTTCGTCAATGATAATAATATGCATTTCATCATTAGAGCCACCGATACGAGCAGCTGCATCAGAAGTTCCTGGAGCAGCATCAAACTCATTTTTGTAAGCCCATGACTCATAAGTTGCAGCATCAGCCATAGACACTTTTAGAGTGTTACCTAACTTGCCTGGATACTTAGCAGCCCACTCACCGATAACACCGCCACCGTTAATAAACTGTGCAGAGTAGAACTGTGGGTTGAAAATAGGAATACCTAGTGGGTTAATTGTAGCAGTAGCAGTAGCAGTGTTACCACCCTCTGGAGGTGCACCGATAACAACTGTTGGAACTGCAGAAATACCAGAACCAGCATCATCAATAACGATAGAGCTGATAGTTGAAGGACCAATTGTTACTGTACCGATAGTAGCAGCAACTGAAGATGCTCCAGATAATGTTACAGATGGAATTGCTTTGTAACCAGAACCAGCATTAGTAATGTTAATAGCAGTAACAGTAGATGTTCCACGAGTAACTGCTAGAATAGCAGCACCAGAACCACCACCAGAATCAGTAATAGTTACAGATGGGTTAGAAGTGTAACCAGAACCACCAGCAGTAATATTGATAGAAGTAATAACACCACCCTCAACAATAGCTTCAGCAACTGCACCAGTACCACCACCACCAGTAATATTTACAACTGGAGAAACATAGTTTTGGCCACCAGAAGAAAGAGTGATTGAAGCAACTGGACCACCTGATAAAACTGCAGTGGCAGTAGCACCAGAACCAGTATCACCTTGAGCAGCAATAACAGAAACTGTTGGAGCAGTCACATATCCTGAACCACCGTTAGCAACTGGGATAGCAGTAATACCACCACCAGACAGAATAGCAGAAGCAGAAGGAGCAGTACCACCTTCTTCTTGAACTGATTCTAAAACGTTAACTTGGAACGTTGCGCCAGTACCTGCGCCAGTTAAAGATAATGATGGGTTAGTATAACCATATCCACGCTTAACAACGCTAATACTGATAATTTGACCAGAACCATTAACGTTGGCGATTAATTCTGCCCCCACACCATTAGGATCGTTAACAACGACTTCTGGCGCAATAGTGTATCCTGTACCACCACTAGTAACTCTTACGCTACCAATCAAACCGTCAGTACGGATTTGAACTGTTGGTGCA